ATCATATATACATAGTGATATGCACATTATATTACCTAATTTTACAGTACCCCCCCCTGTTTTATAGCAAAATGCTAGCTTTTTTTACCATATATCCCTTATTTTGTAGGAATTAGTGGTAGGAATCCTATACCCCACAATAATTATTTTGTATTTTTTGCAATTAAGGGTTGATTTTTATGTGAAGGGGGTGCATTATGGTAAAATCTTGTAGTTTCTTATACCTAGTACATACCATATACCCAGTATTAACTTAATAAGTGCCAACCAATAGGTACTTACTAAGGTTTTTTTATTTGGTTTATAGTTATTAGGTATATACTTAATGTGGAGCTTTATGTATGGATAACTTTATAGGATGGTTTTTTGATATCTGTGTTTATGTCTTGCAGGTAATTGGAGATGTAACAGGTATGGGTTATGCCCTAGCGAATATAGTTATATTTGTAATAATTCAACCAGGTTTAATATTACTTTTCTTTATTTTATGGAGAAAAGCAGTTAAGAAGAATGAATAAAAATGTTTTAAGCAAAGTAAAAAACTTATCTGCTGAACAGAAAGAAGAACTTTTTTCTTTATTTAATGAACTTGAAGATGCTAAGTCTAGAGAAAAATGTCATAACGGCTTTATGGACTTTGTTTCGGAGATGTGGTCAGCGTTTATTCATGGTAAACACCATGAGATAATGGCTGATGCCTTTGAGAGGGTCGCTAAGGGCGAATTAAAGCGTTTAATCATTAATATGCCACCCAGACATACCAAGAGTGAGTTCGCTTCGTACTTGCTTCCTGCGTGGTTTCTAGGTAAATACCCAAATAAGAAGATAATCCAGACTGCACATACTGCGGAGTTAGCGGTTGGCTTTGGTAGAAAGGTCAGAAACTTAGTAAATAGTGCATACTATAAGAGAATATTTCCTGATGTCAGTTTGCAATCAGATAGTAAAGCTGCTGGTCGTTGGAATACTAACCAGGGCGGTGATTACTTTGCGATTGGCGTAGGCGGTGCGGTTACTGGTAAAGGTGCTGACCTTCTAATTATTGATGACCCCCACTCAGAACAAGAAGGTGCAAGTGCTGACATAAATGTCTTTAACCGCACCTACGAATGGTACACATCTGGTCCAAGACAGCGTTTACAACCTAATGGTGCAATCGTTGTAGTGATGACAAGATGGCATAATAAAGATTTAACAGGTCAAGTAGTTGACGCAAGTGTAAAGCGTGGCGGTTCTGACCAATGGGAAGTAATAGAACTTCCTGCAATAATGCCTTCTGGAAACCCTTTATGGGCTGAGTTCTGGAAGTTAGAAGAATTACAGGCTTTGAAAGCCGAGCTACCTAATAGTAAATGGATGGCTCAATATCAACAAGACCCTACCTCAGAAGAAGGTGCATTAGTTAAAAGAGACTGGTGGCAGGTATGGGAAGGTAGAGAACCCCCTAATTGTGAATTTGTTATTCAATCATGGGACACAGCATTTATGAAGAATCAGCGTGCTGACTTTTCTGCTTGTACCACTTGGGGAGTATTTTACCAAGAAGACGATGATGGAATGATTGCTCCGAATGTTATCTTATTAGATGCCTATCAGGAGCGTTTAGAGTTCCCTGAGTTAAAGAAAATGGCTATGGAGAAGTATAAGGCTTATTCTCCTGATGCGTTCATTGTAGAGGCTAAGGCTGCTGGTATGCCATTAATCTTTGAATTAAGGGCAATGGGTATTTTAGTCCAAGAATACACTCCTAGTCGTGGTAATGATAAAATATCAAGAGTTAATGCGGTGTCTGATTTGTTTGCTTCAGGTGTTGTTTATGCTCCAGCTACTAGATGGGCAGAAGAAGTTATAGAGCAATTTGCTGGTTTTCCAAATATGGAACATGATGATTTAGTTGATAGCACCACGCAAGCTCTGTTAAGATTCAGACAAGGTGGTTTTATTCCGTTGTACTCAGATGAAGAAGATGAGCCATTGGAACATAACCGAACTGCAAATTATTATTAGGATTTTAAATGGCAATAGAAAGAAGACAAGCTACTCCAGTTGACGGAACAGTAGAACAAGATGCTGAAGAAGAAATAACTGTAGCGATAGAAAACCCTGAGTCAGTTGCTATTGAGACTGATGATGGTGGCATGATTATTGACTTTGACCCTAATTCTAAAGATGTGGGTGAATCAGAGTTTGATTCAAACTTAGCTGAGTTCATGGATGATGACGACCTTAATGAACTAGGCAATGAATTAATTAGTGCTTATAACGGAGATAAAGAATCTCGTTCAGACTGGGAAGAAACCTATACTAAAGGTTTAGACCAGCTAGGATTAAAGATAGAAGAAAGAACTACACCCTGGGCAGGAGCTTGTGGTGTGTTTCATCCAATGCTAAGTGAAGCAGTTATTCGTTTTCAATCACAATCTATTACTGAAATGTTTCCAGCACAAGGACCAGTAAGAACAAAGATTGTAGGTAAAATTACTAGTGCTAAAGAAAAACAATCACAAAGAGTAGAAGATTACTTAAATTATCTTCTTACTCATGAAATGTCAGAGTACAGAACAGAAACAGAAAAAATGTTATTTTCATTACCTCTTGCAGGTTCTGCATTTCGTAAAGTTTACTTTGACCCAAGTTTAGATAGACCTAGTTCTATCTTTGTACCAGCAGAAGATGTCGTAGTTAATTATGGTGCAAGTGACTTAGAAACTTGTGAGCGTGCTACTCATGTAATGCGTAAGTCTTCTAATTCAGTTAGAAAAATGCAAGTGAATGGTTTCTATAGAGATATAGATATACCTGATGGTTCAGACAATAGTACAGATATCAGTAAGAAATATAATGAAATTACTGGTGAAACAGATACTTATAACTACGATAACACGCATACTATTTTAGAAATGCAGGTAGATTTAGACCTTAAAGGTTATGAAGATACCAATGAATCAGGCGAAGAAACAGGTATAGCAATACCTTATGTTGTAACAATAGATTATCCAAGCGGTAAAATTTTAAGTATTCGTAGAAATTACTTTGAAGACGATGTTAAAAAATTAAGAAGGATGCACTTTGTTCATTATCAATACCTACCAGGATTAGGTTTCTATGGGTTTGGTTTAATACATATGGTTGGCGGATTAGCTAAATCAGCTACATCTATACTAAGGCAATTAGTAGATGCAGGTACTTTAAGCAATCTGCCTGGTGGTTTAAAAGCTAGAGGACTGCGTATTAAGGGAGATGATACTCCTATTATGCCAGGTGAGTTTAGAGATGTTGATGTTCCTGGTGGAGCAATTAGAGACAATATTACATTTTTACCTTACAAAGAACCTTCAGGAACTTTATATTCTCTACTACAAAACATAGTAGAAGAAGGCAGGCGTTTTGCTAGCATATCTGATATGAAGATATCTGACATGAATAATCAAGCACCTGTAGGTACAACCTTAGCTTTAATGGAAAGAAACCAAAAAGTTATGAGTGCTGTACAAGCTAGACTACACGCTTCAATGAAAAAAGAATTTGATATTTTAGTTGGCATTGTAAGAGACTTTACTGACCCAGCTTATCCATACGAAACAGACGAAGAAGAATTTATAAAAGCAGAAGACTTTGATAACAGAGTAGATGTATTACCTGTATCAGACCCTAATGCTGCAACTATGGCTCAAAGAATTATGCAATATCAAGCTGCTATGCAGTTAGCTCAGTCATCTCCTGATATGTATAACTTACCTGAACTACATAGACAAATGCTTGAAGTATTAGGCATTAACGATGTAGATGATATTATTCCAGATGGAAATGATATTAAGCCAGTAGACCCAGTTACTGCGGTACAGAACTTAATTAATGGCAAGCCAGTAAAAGCTTTTGTTCAGCAAGACCATGAAGCACACATATCTGTAGTAGCTTCAGCTCAACAAAATCCTGAGATTATGAGCACAGTTGAAAGAAGTCCTAACGCACAAGGTATTCTTGCAGCAGCATCAGCATATGTAAATGAACATTTAACTATGAAATATAGAAAAGAAGTTGAAGCTGAAATGGGTGTTGAGTTACCTCCAGAAGGTGAACCTCTACCAGCCGATGTTGAAAAACGAATTTCTAGTCTTGTAGCAGAAGCAGCCAAACGAGTGCTTGGTACATCGCAACAAAGAGCAGAACAAGAAAGAATAGAAGAACAACAACAAGACCCACTAATAATAGCTAAAGAAAGAGAAGTAGCTATTAAAGAACAAGAAGCAATGCGTAGAGCAGAAGAAGGCAAAGCTAGATTACAGCTTGATGCTTCTAAAGCAGCTAATAGAGATGCTATCGAAAGGGAAAGAATTAAGGCTCAAACAGAAATAGCTGGTGCTCAAATAGGGCAGAAAACAGCTAGTGACTTGTTAAAAGCCGACCAACTATCAGATAAAGTAGCTAGAGAAGATTTCATAAAAGGTATTGACATAGCAAAAGATATGCTTGAAGATAGTAAACAGAATGGAAAATGATATCACAGAGCTATCACTATCAGAACATCTGAAGTTAAAGTTGCGTGGTATGATGAATGAACATGCCGACCATATGAGTACAGGAGCTTGTAAAGACTTCTCCGAGTATCAAAAAATGGCAGGTATTGTCGAGGGTTTAGCCCTTGCAGAACGAGAACTTCTGGATTATATGCAGAGGAACTTGGAGAAATAGGAACTCGACTCCTGAAGTCGTGCAAAAAATATGAGTGATAAAGGAAAAATAATGCCTGAACCTGAAAGTGTTAAAACGCCTGAATTAAGCAAAGAAGCTAAAAGTCAACTACCTGTACCTAAAGGTTGGAAGATTTTAATAGCTATGCCTAAAGCAGATGAAAAATCTAAAGGTGGAATTATAAAAGCATCCTCTACTATACAAGATGAAGAAGTCAGCAATATATGTGGCTATGTCTTAAAACTTGGTACTGAATGTTATAAAGACACTAAAAGGTTTCCAACAGGAGCATGGTGTAAAGAAGGTGATTGGGTAATCTTTAGAGCTTATTCTGGCACTCGCATGAAAATGTATGGACAAGAGTTTCGTTTAATTAACGATGATACTGTGGAAGCAGTAGTCGATGACCCTACAGGAGTAGTTAGAGCATGAGTAAGACAGAAATTATTAACGAAGAACCTAATATTCCAGAAACTGTACCTCAATCAGAGGAAGAAAAGTTTTTTGGTAAAACTACAGAAATAAACAATACAATACCTGAAGGCTTAGAAGTTGAAGTTGTTGATGATGTTGAAGTAGTAAATGATACTCCAGAAGAAGATAGAGTATCAAAAAAAGCAGAAGATAATACTCCTGATGTGGATGATGATACAGTTGATAAAGAAATTGCTGATTATAGTAAAAGAGCTGGTGACAGAATTGCTAAAATTAAATATGAGTATCATGAAGAACGCAGAGCTAAAGAAGCTGCTGCTAGAGAATCAGAAGAAGCAATAAAAAGATTACAACTGTTAATGTCAGAAAACCAAAAGCTACAAGCTATGGTTGACCAGGGCGGACAAGTTTTAAATAAACAAGCATATAACAATGCTTTATGGGCAAAACAAAATGCCCAAGAAGCTTTTAAGAAGGCATATGAAGAAGGTAATGCCGAAGAAATGACTAAGGCACAGGAGTTACTATCTAAAGCAACTCTAGCAGAACAACAAGCTTCTTCAATGGCTGCACAAGTTCAAAACGAAATTGCTAGCAAAATGCCAGTACAACGACCTGTAGTTCCTCAACAAGAACAACAGTTAGACCCAGACATGCAAGCTTGGTCGCAAAAAAATCCATGGTTTATGGGTAGCGAACCAGTACATAAAGAAATGACATCTTTTGCTATGTATGTTGACCAGTCATTACAAGCTAAGGGAATAGACCCTGCTACAAAATCTAAAGAATATTATCAAGAAGTTGATGTTGCTATGCGACAACAATTTCCAACTTTTTTCGGTGTCCAACCTACTAATGAAACAGAAATGTCTCAAGAAAGTGAAACGCCAAAACGACAACCATCAACAGTTGTTGCATCCGCAACGAGGGATAGCGGAAACAAAAAACCCACGCAAATCCGTCTGACTCAGACACAAGTTAGGCTAGCTCGCCAACTTGGTATTAGTCCTGAGCAGTATGCAAATCAATTATTAAGGGAGGCTTAATATGTCAGAAGAAAATAATACTACTAATCAAGTGGAGGCAGTTTCATCTGATACTCCTGAAAACCAAGAGCGTACTCCTAGAGAGACAGAAAGCCGAGAGGCTACTCAGCACACACAAAGCTGGGAAAATGCAGCTAATTTACCGACACCAGACCCACAGACAGGCTGGGTATTTAGGTACATCAGAACTGCCCTATTAGGACAATCTGATAACCCTAATGTATCTAGACGATTCCGTGAAGGCTGGCAACCTTGTAGATTGGAAGACCATCCTGAATTACAGATTCATATGATGGACCATGGCTCGGAATGGGCAAAAAAAGGTAATGTTGAAATTGGTGGGCAACTTTTATGTAAGATGCCAGAAGCTAAAGCTAAAGCAAGAGATGAACATTTTCAAAATCTTGCTCAATCGCAAATGGACTCTGTTGACAATACTTACATGAAAGAACAGGATAATCGAATGGCGACCAAACAAGTGTTTGAACGCAAATCGAGAACCACTTTTGGTAAAGATTCTTAGGAGTCTTTAATAATTAATTTAAAATAAGGAGACAATTATGTCTACAAGTGCAACTCCTCACGGAGCAAGACCTGTTGGAACAGTTGTTGGAAGCCCTTATCAAGGTAAAGTTACACATTACAAAATTAAAAATGCGTATGGAACATCCATATTCTATGGTGATTTTGTAAAGTGGGGTGACGATAACCCTAATACCACTATCCAAAAAGATACTGGTACTACAGCTTGTACACCTATTGGTGTATTCCTTGGTTGTGCTTACACAGACCCTACAACAGGGCAATTTACTACGAATCAATATTTCCCAGCTTCAACTGCTGCGGATGACATTGTTGCGTATGTTGCGAGTGACCCTTTTATACTAATGCAAATGCAATGCGATGGTGCAGCAGACCAAGACGACCTTGGTAAAAACTGTGCTGTTGTGCAAACTGCAGGAAGTACAGCAATTGGCACAAGCAAAAACTCGGTTGATATATCTACTGTAGCAACTACTGCCACACTACCTCTTAAAATCGTTGATTTTGTTGATGGACCAGATAGTGCAGTTGGTGATACTTACACAGATGTATTAGTAATGTTTAATGTTGGACATCAGTTGCTAAACACAACTGGTATAGGTTAAGGAGAATAAATTATGGCAGCTATTTCAAGAGCGAATGAGCTTAAACAACTCCTACCAGGATTAAATGCGTTATTCGGAGAAGAATACGGCACATACGAGAACGAGCATGAAGAAATTTATGTAACTGAAAATTCCGAAAGAAGTTTTGAGGAAGAACTAAAGTTATCAGGTTTCGGAGCTGCTCCAGTAAAAGATGAAGGTTCAGCTATCAATTATGATACTGCACAAGAGTCTTTTGTAGCTCGTTATACACACGAAACTATTGCAATGGGATATTCCATTACAGAAGAAGCAATGGAGGATAACCTCTATGTATCTCTGTCAGGAAGATATACTAAAGCATTAGCTCGTGCTATGGCTTACACTAAGCAAGTTAAAGCGGTTAATCCGCTTAACAATGGGTTTAGTACTGCCTTTACATCAGGTGATGGTGTTGCTTTATTTAGCACAGCTCACCCACTAGTAAATGGTGGAACTAACAGCAACAGACCTTCATCAGGTGCTGACTTAAATGAAACATCTTTAGAAGATGCTATCATTCAAATCGGTAAATATACTGATGAAAGAGGTCTAAAGATTGCTGCTAGACCTAAGAAGTTAATCGTACCATCAGACTTACAGTTTGTTGCTACTAGACTTCTGCAAAGTGACTATAGAGTAGGAACTGCTGATAACGATATTAATGCTATTAAAACAAATGGCGTGATACCAGAAGGCTATTCAGTTAATCATTATTTAACTGATACAAATGCTTTCTTCATCACAACTGATGTTCCTGATGGCATGAAGCACTTCGTTAGAAGTCCAATGACTACATCTATGGATGGAGACTTTGATACTGGTAATGTTAGATACAAAGCTAGGGAAAGATACTCGTTTGGAGTTTCAGACCCACTTGGTATCTTTGGCTCACCAGGTAGTTCGTAAGAACATTAAGGGGGAACTTATGTTCCCCCTTTTTTTTATGGTATATTATAAATCTAGGTATTTTATTAATTTGTCTATCAACTGACCTAGCAGACATTTGCCAAGATGATAGATTATTTCTTTTAGGAGAAAATTATGGCTAACACAACTTTTAATGGACCAATTAGGTCCGAAAACGGCTTTCAAGTCGTATCTAAAAATTCAAGTACAGGTGCTGTAACTACCGAGTTCACTTTAAATGGTGATGGTATGCAAGTAACCCCTGTAGCTTTAGCTGATACAACAGCTATTTCTTTAACTGCAACTGCTCATGGCGGTAGAGTTTCTGTAGTTCCAGCACTTTCAGCTAACTGCACATTGACACTACCTTCTCCATCAGCAGGAGTTCATTTTAAATTAATTTATGGTGGTGCTGCAGAAGAAACAGAAAACCTTATAATTGATACAGGTGCAGATGCTAATTTCTTTTTAGGAGGAATTATCCATTTAGATTCTAATGCAGATAATGTTTCTGTATATGCAGATGGTAACTCTAATTCTATACTTACCTTAACTGACTTTGGTTTATTTGAAATAAACATATTAGCTAAAGACTCTACTAATTGGTATATATGGGGCAACCAAGAAGGTGCAGACGCTCCAGCATTTACTGACCAATCTTAATAAGGAGTAAACTATGGCTGACGCAGTAACATCACAAACCATTATTGATGGTGAAAGAAATTGTGTTATGAAGTTTACAAATGTCAGCGATGGCACAGGAGAATCCGCAGTAGCTAAGGTAGATGTATCTGCCTTAGCTTCTAACTCAGCAGGTGTAGCTTGCTCAGAAGTTAGAGTAATGCGTATTAGCCATGCTATCGTAGGTATGTCTGTTCAATTATTTCTAGATGCTACATCTAATGTTCTTCTAATGGAACTTGCTGAAAGTAGTAATGGACATATGGAATTTGAGGACATTGGAGGACTTCCAAATAACGCAGGTAGTGGTAAAACAGGAGATATTCTTCTTACCACTAAAGGACACTCATCAGGAGATACTTATTCTATCGTTTTAGAGATGGTTAAAGTATATTCTGACTAATAGGAATTAATTATGGCTAAAACTAAAGATTATGTAATCTCAGAAACTGGTGAATTTCCAGCACAATATAAAGTTTTAAAATTAGATACTGATGGAATCTACAGACCTATATTTGGTCCAGACCCTGATTTAGAAGATGCAGAACGCAAATGTGCTGAAATGAATGGTGAAAGAGCAAGAAATGCTAAAGGGCAACTTGTTGCTGATGACCCATCTACTCCAGATATTAATGAAGCTTATGTTGGTGGTAAAAAACCAGCTAAGAAAAAAACAACTAAACCAGCAGCTAAAAAAAAGGGAAGACCTAAAAAAGCTGCATCAAAATAGGAATTTATTATGGCAGGAAGTAAAAAATCTAAATACATGAAAGGCGGTGGCAAATCATCTAAGTACATGGCAGGTGGTGGTAAGTCAGGCGTTGAAGTTGGCAAAGAACAAAATGTTATGCAATACAAAGACTATGTTAAAAAAATGTTTGGTGGCGGTATGAC